ATATAAGCGCTTACCAAATATTGTAGGTAAGTCATACCGATTCTGTCTGACTGGTAATCTTTTTAAAAGAATACGTAAATTTAAAGACAAAGGTATCTACTCCAAAGTAGATGCTATAATACTAAAAGACCAAATGATATGAAGAAGATTAGACACAATTTCAACAAAGGGATTAAGCTGCATTTAGCTTGTGCAAATGACCTTTTCTATATCAGACCAGTAATGAATTGCATATATTTCAAAGATGGATATGCAATAGCCAGCAACGGCAAGATATTAATCAAAGCCTGCCTAAATGAGATTTGTAACTTTAGCGAAGAAGAGAAGGAATTACTGGATGATAAACTAATTAGTGCAAAAAATTTTAAGGAAATCATCAAGCATACTATTATTGAGATTGAAGAAGATGGTTTTCACGCTATATATGACGATTGGGATATAAAGTATAAGTTTGTAACTGTAGACATGAAATATCCCAATTATAACGAAGTTATAAGTCAATTCAGACCGGGATTTATGGAAAAGGTACTTATTGACCCACTTAACATTGAATTGATAGCCGATGCTTTGGATGCAAGAAAAGGCATAAGATTCCATTTCCCTAAAGATGATAGCAAAGGAATTAAGATTACATTTTACGACAAAGAGTTATCTCTATCCGAAGCTCTTCTAATGCCTAAACTTGACTATTGATATGACAGAACAAGAATACAAGGACTTGGCAAATAGTCAACCAAAGTATTACTATGAGCCAAGAGGAAGAGAATGGGCTTTATATGAGCGAGAAAAGGACGGCATGGGAGGGACTAAGATATTTGAGCATTGGGACAGAGAAGTTGTCCGTAAGCGATGCTATGAACTAAATGGATGGGATTATAAACCGGGCAATTATATAGGGCAGTTATATACAAAGTAACACTTAAATAAAATAAATCATTTGTTTTTTACTTTATAATATCTTATCTTTGTACTGAACTAAAAACGTATAATATGTTGAAAGCCTATAAATATAGATTGAAGCCTACAAAGGAACAGAGGATATTCTTTGAAAAGTCCTTTGGGTGTGTACGCTTTATCTATAATTGGGCTTTGGCAAAGCGGATAGAAGCCTATCAGAACGAAGGGAAACGAATAAATGCGGTTGACCTATGCAAGATGCTTACCGATTTGAAGAAAGAGGAAGGTATGGAGTGGCTGAAAGAAGTAAGCAATGAATGCTTGCAGCAGTCAATCCGGAACTTGGATAGTGCATTTACAAGATTCTTTCGTGAGAAGAAAGGCTTTCCTAAATTCAAGTCCAAACACAAAAGTAGAGCAGCATATAAGGCTATCAACTCTGTAGAAGTAGACTTGGATAACAACCGGATTAAACTTCCTAAAATTGGATGGGTGAAGCTATCTGAGAATAGAAAGTTTGAAGGAGATGTAAGGTCTGTCACGGTATCTAAAAATAAGACAGATAAATACTATGTCAGTGTATTGGTTGAGGATGGGAAAAAAATTCCATCTAAAGAACCAATAACTTATGAGGGTACAATCGGCATAGATATGGGAATAAAGGACTTTGCAGTATGTTCCAATGGGGACGTATTTCAAAACCCTAAATATCTTGAAAAAGCTACTGACCGATTGAATATAATCCAAAAGCGTTTCAGTAAATCTAAGAAGGGAGGAAACAGACATGAAAGACTTAGAAAGCAGTTAGCAAGACAATACGAGAAAGTAACCAACCAACGGACAGACTTCTTACACAAAGTAAGTACAAAGCTCGTTCGCGAAAACCAAGCGATAATCATAGAGGACTTGAACATTGACGGCATGATGAAAAATCACAAGCTTGCACGTTCAATAGGCTCTGTTGGTTGGGCTACTTTCTTCTCCATGCTTGAATACAAGTGTGAATGGTACGGAAAGACTTTAATTCGCATAGGTCGCTTTGAACCGTCTTCAAAGATGTGTGAGTGCGGATATATAAATAGAGAACTTAAACTTTCCGACCGCAAGTGGACTTGTCCCAAGTGTGGAACTACAAATGACAGAGATTTACTTGCAGCCCGAAACATTAAACGCTTCGGACTACAAGCACAGAATTTATTAACCCAACCGATGGCGCATCGGGGATTGGACGGTGAGAATCCAACTATGGACGACCGGAGCGCAAGCTCCCTAAGAAGTAGTGGCTCGATGAAACGTCAAGTTGTTCAAGTGTAAACTTGGATATAAGCGCTTACCAAATATTGTAGGTAAGTCATACCGATTCTGTCTGACTGGTAATCTTTTTAAAAGAATACGTAAATTCAAAGACAAAGGACTTTATTCCAAGATAGATACTTTGTTGTTGAGTGAAGAACTAAAAACTAAGTGACATGAAAATAACAGTTGATATACCAGATTGCTTTATTAATGGCGAAGATTCTTTTATTAGTATAGAAGGTGAATCTTTCTTATATAGCAGAATAAACCACTCTTATCATGGCTCACAAGATTCATTGGATGATGAAGTCAAAAGCAAACGACTAAGAGAGTTATGCAACGATGTATGCGATATTTTTCTTACAATGATTAAGGAGGAACTAATATGCTTGAAGAAAAAAAATTAGGTGAAAGATTTGAATATGAAGGAGTAACCTTAGAAGTGGTAAAAATGATTGATTTTCCTTGTCAAAAATGTTTCTTTTATCATAAAGATTGTGATGATATACATTGTTTACCGCATATGAGAAAAGATGAAGAGAGTGTATCTTTTAGAGTGGTTGAAAAGGAACATATTAGTACTGTTCAAGACTGCAAACTGGCAGTTGAAGTAACCGAAAAAAAGGCTATTGAAGCGGCAAAGGAAATGATAGTAGATGTATTTAACGAAGTACACGGTATCAATCAGATTATGTACTTGGAGGACTTTGTAGCAAGACTTAAAAAATAAAAGATGGCAGTGAAGTTTAGACATAAAGAAACTGGCTTGTTTTGGTGTAGGGCAAAAGGTCGTTCTCCGTCAAGAAATGAATATTATGAATTAGGGGAAGAAAGTATCTTTAGAAAAAGGCATTTATCTAAGCGTGGAGCGATTTACGAAACCGCTACTGAAAAGCAAAAACGAGAATGGATTGGTAAAAAACATGCCGATGAATTTGAAATTGTTAAAGTATAATGTTATGGTAAGAAAAATAAAATTTAGAGGAAAGGACATTGATACGGGAGAATGGAGATATGGATATCTCTCTTTCTTCTATACTGCCGGAAGGGATAAAAACGGATTTATCCTTACGGACAAAGCTCAAATATATTCCCCAGAAGACGGTTGTTGCTATGATGTATTGGCTGAAACCGTTGGGCAGTTTACGGGTTTATTAGACAAAGAAAAGCAAGAAATCTATGAACATGATATAATCAATGTAAATGGCAAATATCCTAAATTGGTGAAATATATAGATGATTACGCTTGTTTCTGTTTAGCCTATATAGATGATTTAGACGAAAAAATGGATACTCGTTATTGGCAACAAGTATCTCCAGGATGGTGGAACAGTGACAAACGAGAAATTAAAAAAATAGGTAATATTTTTGATAATCCTAATTTGTAGAACGATGAAGAAAATAATGTTCAATGATAAATACGTCTTAACGCAAGCTGTGCTTGACGGTCGGAAGACTATGACGAGAAGAATAATACCAAAATGCACAGGTATAAGATATTCTCCATTTGTAAGAAGTGGAATTGAGGATAATCATGGATATGAATTGAAACCTAAATATAAAATCGGTGAAGTGGTTGCCATCGCGCAAAGTTATGAAACTATTTATCATGAAAAAGGGCTGGAAACACTTGATATGTTAGTTAGTAATTGGAAGAATAGCAAAGGTTGGAACAACAAGTTATTTGTCCGCTCAGACCTTATGCCTCACCACATTCGCATTACCAACATCAAAATAGAACGGTTGCAAGGCATATCGGATGAAGATTGCTTGAAAGAAGGAATTTACAGACTTGATTCAGCCAATGGAAATGGTGGTATTGCTTATTCTTTCGTAGGTGCTTCCGAAGAAAAGAATATAGGGCTTTATCCTTCCCCTCGTGAAGCCTTTATTACCTTAATAGATAAAGTTTCCGGCAAAGGTATATGGGAGCGTAATCCGTTCGTGTGGGTATATGAATTTGAACTAATAGACTAATTATGAAGAAACAAACTTGGAAGATGCACTTCTATAAAGGAGTGCCATGTACATGGGAATATGAACCCTATGACGAAGAAAGAGAAAACTATACCTTTGAAGCGGACTTATACATAAAGGATTATGGAAGAGGTTGCTCCTCAGCAGTAATTTATCTTTGTCCGTGGCAAGAAAGGAATAAGACTTTTTGGGATTTGAGTATTAAATATCAAGTGTTTATGAGCGATTCTATTGATATGATTCAGAACGCAGTCAAAGGTAGAATCAAAGGTACATTTACTTGGGTAAAGAATGGGTCTAATTATGGGATTAAATTAGTAGTAGCTAAAAAATAATAGTATGGTAATAAATACAAGATTCAGTGTAGGCGACCATGTAATATATCGTGATGGAATGGAAATTTACGAGGTCAAAATTGAAAAAATAAATGAATAAGGCTATACTTGTAGGATGGATTACTGACATTAGAGAAGTCGGTAGTTATGGGGTAATGGTGAAACTCAAAACTTGCGAAAAGGGTTTTACTACCCAAAAAGGCTATAAGGTAGCTGATAGGATAGATTATCATGTATGCCTTGCAAAAGGAACAATGACACGATACATTCTCGACAACTTCAATGTAGGCAACTTAGTTGAACTTACTGGGAAGATATACAACAAGCTGGAAGAAACCAAACATGGCGATAAGGTTCAGTTAACCAATATCCACATACAGACAATCAATCTGTATTCTCTGAACAACATATCTCCAGTTTCAAAGAGCAATGGTGATACAAAATCTGTAGAAAATCCCGATTTATATTTTGAATAACTAAAGTTTATTGCTACATTTGTGCTACAAACTTTTGGTTCATAATATAACAGCATTTTAAACCTATTCTTTAGCTGGCAAATTGCATTTCTAATTTTCTTGTGGGGAGGGATTAAATTCTCTCCCTTATTTTTTGGAACTTTCCAAAATTTAGTCTATCTTTGCTTCATCTTAAAAAAGAAAATCAATGGATAAAAATAACTATTTAGACGATTGCCTCGCAACGCTTCAAATTCCGTCACTTCCTAAAAAAACTTGGGACAAGGTTTCCGAATTCAACAAAGGAGTTTGCCTTGTAAGACGGATTGACGGAACAGAAAACTATGCAATTTGTCGGTACAATAAAGAGAAGGACGAAGCTGTCAAAGTCGTTAAAGATTTCTGCTTGGCGACATTTACAGAAATTCTTGAATGCTATCCAGTTCCCGACTTTGTGGAAGCTGACATTGAAAGCATGGACTTGGACGAAGCCAACAAGATGGCAATGGAAGAGTTGCTGGAAGAACGTCAAGAAGCTATCATGGAAGGCGTCGAAGTTGAGGAGGAGAAACTTCCGGAGTGGATATATCCATTCATCAGCAACCGGGAAGAAGCTCTTGCATTCCTTAAAAGTAAGAGAATAAGAAACGCCCACTCTCTGAAATCTGACGAAGCTGTCAAAGCTAAATTGTATTTAGTTTACGAGGACGAAAAAAAGAAAAATAAATAACCAAAGGCACTTATATACAAAGAGGCACTTAGCTTTTTATAAATGCTAATGTAGCGATAACCAAGCTACGCAGAGTGATTTAAAATAGTATTAACCCAACCGATGGCGTATCGGGGATTGGACGGTGAGAACCCAACTATGGACGACCGGAGCGCAAGCTCCCTAAGAAGTAGCGGTTCGATGAAACGTCAAGTTATTCAAGTTCAAACTTGGATATAAACGCCTAACCCAAAGTGATATATGGATATTTCAAAAATGAGCAAGGCACAGCTTGTAAAACTCATAGGTACTTCCTATGTATTCGTGCCAAAGACCAAAGGACACATGTATTGCAGACTGGACGATAGAGGAATTTCTATTGCAGTTACCGACGATTACTCAGTTGTGTCTACCAACTTCCATAGAAACGTATTTACCAATGTAGTAAGTGGCGGTTATTCTAATCCTTATCTGTGGCTTAGAACATTCTGTGAGTGCATCGAAGCAAGCAAAGAATTTGGAGAAGTTAAGGACAAGAATGGGAATGTACAAGGTTTCAGCTTCTCTCAACTGATGGAACATGCTGACGAAATGCCGGAAGAGATTGTTAAGGTATTGCAGCATACAGAGCGATGGATTTATACGCTTTCCGAGCCAGCCTTTGCCGTTGGAGGAGATACATTGCAAGTTACCAATGTAATGTGTATGTACTTCTCATACTTGGCAAAAAGTAATACCATGCTCATGCCAGCACCTTCCGATATTTCTCGCAACGAATTTTATCAGAAGTATATCGAAACTATCCGCTATCTTTCTCTTGAAACAACGCTTGATGAAGAAAAGGTAAAAGATTTGAAGGAACAAATCTGCAACATCGAACGTGAGGCAATGAATAAGATTGAGATACTGATTAAGGATAACGGTGGCGAGTTCAAACAATCCATTGCCATTCCTAAAAGAGAGGTTGATGAAGGAGAAGCCTTAAACGAAATAAATAATGACAATGTAGCGAAAACCAAGCTACGCAGAGAGATTTAAAATAGTATTAACCCAACCGATGGCGCATCGGGGATTGGACGGTGAGAACCCAACTATGGACGACCGGGGTGCAAGCTCCCTAAGAAGTAGCGGTTCGATGAAACGTCAAGTGTTCCATAAGAACATGAACGCCTTTAAAATATAAAACGAAATGGCTGGAACAACTTTTACCAACAAGCGACTTTCCTATCATGTGTCTAACACAACTGGCACTATCACATTGGAAGGTGACGCTACAATCAATTCGCAATCATTGATTGATTCATTCAATGGTAGTGTAAACTCTACTACCGGACAGTACGGCAACTTCTCTTATTCTGAATCCGATGGGGGACAAGTTAATAGAAGCTACAACGGCTCAAAGGAAATCGAAGTAGAGGCTTGTGACCTTATTGATTCTGTAATTGAAGACATCAAAGCAGAAGCATTGAAATAATGGTTAATTACGAGCAGACAAAGAGCTTGATGAAATCAAGAGGGGTAGATAACCTCTCTCCTCTTGACTTCTCTTTTTCTATGATGGTAGCCATTGGTATCAATGAGATACAATCCTATATGGTTACTATCAGAGGAAAAGAGTATGAAAAGAAAACCGAAGAACAAATACCTAAGTTTCGTGAAAGATGCAGCTTGGAAGTTACAGACTATCTTGAACGGACAGATATTAAAGAAACTATAAGGTTTCTTAGGGCAGAGCATGATAGGAATATCAAAGATACTGCCTTGCAGCTTGAAGACATTGACTTCAATGCAGAAGACCTAAGAAAGATATTGGCGAAGTTCTTGAAAGAGAAATACAAGGACATTGACGCAGCCGACGCAAAGGACCTGCTCAACGCTATCAAAATATATGTGGATAAGTTCGGAGATTCCGGAGAAGATGGAGTTGCCAAGTTTAACCGACACTTTATCCAAGTTTATCCTCCTTATAATGCTGTATGTCCCAACTGCGGAAAAGAAATTGACCTCCCTCGTGGCGTCAATTCTAAATGCAAGCATTGCGACCATCAGTTTGTATGGAGTGAGGAAAAGGAAAGATACTATTAACATGCCTTTATTTATTAAAACTTTGTAAGTTATTCATTTTGAGCATCGGTTTGTGAAAATAGATGCTTTTTATAGAAACATTTTAAAAACAATATAATAATGAAAACATCTAAAATTGTAAGCGTTTATAAGACAATGAACGATAGCAAACTCACTAAGATGGAGGATGCTGACAAGTTTAAAGTTATTAAAGCATTACGTGCTATTAAGCCAATCAGTGAAGGCTATGAGGAATTTGTCAAGCTGACACACGAGAAGCTGAAAGACGATAAAATGGAAGAGATGCAGAAGAAAGCCCAACACTGGCAGGAAATGCAATCACAAGGGAAGGAAGTCGAATATTCTTTTGAGGAGCGCAAGGAACTCAATGAATATTTCCAAAACTTCAACAATACCATTGAGAAGCTGATGAAAGAAGAGGGCGACAAGGAGAACGAACTCACCTATGACAAGTTGAGTGAGGACGCTTTCGGAAAGTACATCGCTTCCAACGACTTCAATGTAAGTACCATCATGGACTTGCAGGAAGTTCTTGTCGGAGAATAGTATTTGTTCCATATTACATAGTTTATTTAGAGGTTAGGGGGAGCTTGTGAAAGTTCCCCTTTTCTATTGTTACGTTATTGGTCGTAGAGGCACTACGGAATCTGTATATCTCGATGAATCAAGAGTAACCCAGACCTTATAGGATTCGTCTGCTTCTATATCAAATGTCTTTCTAATAACTGTGTATGTTTCACCAGCAGCCACAGTGAATGTTCCTAACTTTAATTTTGTTTCACCAATCATCAGTGGGTCAAACAAGTCATTTTTAGCGAAGCGAACCCACAGCAAATTATTAGTAAAGGTCTTGCTTGAACTTGTCGGGTTCTTGACTTGAACAGTCACGGTCAATGCAGTTGCAATCATTCCAATACCAGCATTGATGATAATATTATATGTGGTACTTACTACTTGTATCTCGGCAACCTTAGTATTAGGCAAAGTGAAATAGCCAGCAACCTTATCCGTGTCCAGTATGCCAAGCTTTACAGTAGACAAGAAGGGATAGACATTATATGTGTTTACTGGTAATCCATTTGTAGGCACTTTTACTTGCATTGTCCCCGGACTATCAGCAGTCAGTCGTTGCGACCTTGTTCCTCCTTTCTGAACCATATATACACCAAAGTACATATCCCCTAATGTATAAGCCACGCCCTGCCATACCAATCCACCTATATCACTTAACGATAGACTTCCTCCCATTAAAGACGATGGATTATAAGCTACTGTGGCAAAAAAGGTGCTGCCACTTAGATTATCTACTTGCTTTGGAACTGTAAACGAGTGAATTGGAGCCATTGCTTCCGGCTTATACCCTTCAAAGTCAAGAAGCCGGAAAGGTGCATTGCTTCCTCCTTGTGGCGGTGAATACTTATATCCATTTGCTCCGTCAGAAGTCATTTTACTTACTATATCCTTATAAGTACCAGCCTGCGCACCGCTTGTATCAATGCCACAATTCCCATTACTGCTTTTCCACCAATTTGAGTTTGTAAGATTGATATTTTCTGATGGGTATATTACGGGCTTATACTTTGCCCACATATTTGTTTTACCATGAGTATTCTTGCACAAATAACCTAAGTCATTACTTGATACACCCAATGCTGTGCGGACATCATCAATACTGACGGGTGCTACGATTTTCCCACTTGATATTGGCATAAATAAACTATTTAGTTCTAAGAGAACTTGGTAAAAAACATGGCTTTGAGCTACCCGTAGCAGCATTGAAGCCGTTAACAACTCTCACTTTCTTTTTCATATCATTCTTCATAATACATTGTATCTTAACTATATAGGTTATTCGACTTTGTGTTTTTTCATTTTTAAAGCATCTGCTGCGAAGTAGGTGCTTTTTTATTAAGGCAGTTATAGTAGAAACCATTAAAACACCTTCTACGATTAAGAAAAAGAAGTAGGAGATATTTTAAGGTAAATTTGTTTAGTTATATATTGGATAAGATAGGCATAAATTTCATCTGTTTTATATGACAATTTTATTCCAATTTTATCCAATATAAACATTACACAATGGAAAATTTCATGTTGCAAAATAGATAATTCATCTATAGTTTTAGGTATAATATCCATGTATAGTACAGTCTGATTATCATTTAGAAATAGACTTTTATATTTACCTTTTATATCTTTTTGTGAAAGATTTATACCGTATTTTTTCAAATTCATAATTAAGTCTTTTTTATTTCCAAAATGTACCATTATATGAAAAGGATAAATTTGACAATCTATGATAAAATTCATAAATCATTATGGCAGTTATATACCACCCGACCCTAAGCCGGGTGGGTATAACTTATGTTTATAATTAGACCGCTAAGATAGCGATTA